TGTAAATAAATCTATTGCAAATCTCTCTGATGTATACACTACTGGTGTTACAGATGGTCAGGTATTGAAGTGGGATGCTGGAAATGCAAGATGGTCTCCTGCTGATGATGATAACTCTGGAGGAGGAGGTGGAGGCGGTGGTGCTTCTGTTACTGTAGCAGACAGTGCTCCTAGTACACCTAGTAATGGTGACCTATGGTGGAAATCTGATGAAGGTAGGTTGAAGGTTAGGTTTGAGGATGGTACTAGTAACCAGTGGGTTGATGCTAACCCACCTCTAGCACAACTAGATCTGACTGCATTTGGTGGTCACATTCTACCTGCTGGTAATGATACACAGGATATAGGAAGTGCTACCAAGAAGATCAGGGATCTATATCTAGGTTCAAACTCTTTGCATCTTGGTTCTATTGATATCAGTGAGAGCAGTGGAGCAATTGTTTTACCAGCAATTGAAATGACTGGTCATATGTTACCTGATACTAATGCAGCATATGATTTAGGTAACGCAGAGTATAAGATAAGACACTTGTTCTTATCTGACAATACTCTTTATTATGAAGGAGACTTCCTTAAGGTTGCACAGCACAACTCAGGTGGGTCTGCTCAAACAGCAAGTTATCTCATACCTCTTTCTAAGTTGAAGGATGCATTGAATGCTTCTGCTGATTTTGAAGCATTTAAAACAGCAATTCTAGCAATCACCGACGCATAGGAATAAACAATGGCCATTAATTTTCCAGATAGTCCAAGTGTAAACGACTTACATACAGTAAGTGGTGTTACATGGAAGTGGGACGGTACCACTTGGTTAGCACAAGGTGGAACTCAAAGTTATACTTTACCTACAGCGTCTTCAGCACAGTTGGGTGGTGTAAAGGTAGGAACTAATTTAGCAATCTCTGCTGGACAGCTAAATTTAGATACTTCATTGACTAGTATGACATCAGTCTTAGTCGTTACTGGTGGTAGTGATTGGGTTAGTATTGATGGTAATGGACTTACCTTGAGTGCTGCTGCTGGGGCTGGGTATACTCCTCTTAGATTCTTAGGTAATACTGTTGGTGATTACGTGCAGTTTAAAAACTCTGCAATGACAGGTCAACATACTTATACATTACCAACAGCTCTTCCTACTACTAACGGACAGGTTCTAGCATCTAGTACAACTGGGACTCTATCATGGGTTAATAACGCTGGTGGTGGAGGCGGTGGTGGAAGCCTTTCTGATGGTGACTATGGAGATATTGTTGTATCGAGTAGTGGTGCTGCCATTAACTTGGATACTACAGCAGTTACTGCTGGATCATATGACAATGCGTCCATCACAGTAGATTCTAAAGGAAGAATTACAGCTGCTAGTAGTGGATCTGGATTAGGAACTAGAGCTACAGACTCTGTGACATTCAACGCTCTTGCTGATGGTGCTTCTGTTAATGGTACTCTTGCTTTAGGTAAGACATATAGTTTGCTGAAGATTGAAACTAGTCATGCTGCATGGGTAACAATCTATATTGATGCTGCTTCTAGAACCAATGATGCTAGTAGAAATATACAGACTGACCCTCTACCAGGTGCTGGTGTGATTGCTGAGATTGTTACAACTGGAGATACGATACAGAATATTACTCCAGCAGTTGTTGGTTGGAATAATGATAGTACTCCTGCTACCACTGCATATTTGAAAGTGGTTAACAGAAGTGGAGGACAACAGAACCTAGTTGTTACTGCAACATTTGTAAATTTAGAGAAGTAATATGGCTACTGATAAGATTTACATAGTCACCCTTAAAAAGAAGGAGGACTTGGACGGATTCTATGCAGACATGGCATCCGATGGTTTCAAACTTAGTTTGAAGCGTCCTATCAGTAGGAACACACATTACTTTATGGAAGAAGAGGATGCTGTAGAGATTCGAAAAGACTCTAGAGTTATTGCAGTAGAAAGACATCCAGAACAGTTAGGTATAGTACCTACACCATATGGAGTGGTTAATTATGAACCTTATGGAGTCTCTGGATCATTCAGAAAGAGTGGTAGTTTTACTGATCCCAACGATAGGGACTGGGGTAAGTTATCTGTAGCAGGTACTGATCTTCAGAGGAGAAAGGCAACTGATGGTACTGGTTGGGGAACTAGTGGTAACAAAGAAGCTGTTACTGATAACTATGAGATGTACAACAATGGTAGACATGTTGATGTTGTTATTGTTGATCAACCAGTGTCATATGACATGGAAGAGTGGAAGAGTCCTAGTTCAGGACTGACTAGGTTTATACAATATGAATGGTATAATGAGTTGAATGGATATGTTAGTAGTATAGATGATGATGGTTACACTCTTCCAACAGGTAACTATCCTAACTACCCATTAAATCAAGATAATTTAACCTATCATGGTACCCACGTTGCAGGTACTGTTGCTGGACAGTGGTATGGATGGGCTAATGAAGCAAACATCTATAGTATGGGTATTCTCTCTGGTGCTGGTGGTTCTACAATAGCAGGACCAAGTACTATGTTATGCTTTGATTATCTAAGAGCATTTCATTTATACAAACCAATTAATCCAGTTACAGGTCATAGGAATCCAACTGTTACTAATCATAGTTGGGGTTATTCTTATAACATGTATGAGAATGGATATGATTTACCATTGACTCCTTCTGATTATGATATGGTTAGTTGGGGTGGTCAGCAATACACTGCATCAAATCCTAATCCATCTGGTTGGACTATGACAGGATTGGAAGCTGATTTTGGTATGGGTGAGTATCATTATTCATGGGCTATGCACTATGCTTCTGTTAATGCAGACGTTGAAGATGCTATCCAAGATGGTGTTGTAGTTATCGCTGCTTCTGGTAACTCTGATTGTTATCATCCTAATCGTCAGGATGACAAGTGGAATAATTGGATGAAGTTGAGCAACGGAACTTACATTTATGCATGGAGAGGGTCTTCCCCTGCTAGTTTGACTGGTACTGATCAGGTTATTGCTGTTGGTAATTTAGGTAATGGTGAAGCGTATGAGAAATCTACTTCATCAAACTTTGGTCCAGGTATAAAGGTATGGGCTCCTGGAAGTATGATTCTTAGTGCTTTTAATAATTCTACTGGGTATCAGGATGCTAAGTATGGAGGACAGAATTTCTTCAAAGCAATAAGTGGTACAAGTATGGCATCACCACAGGTGTGTGGAGTTGCAGCATGTTTAGCAACTAATAAACATAGATTTACTAACCGTGATGTCATTGGATTCATAGAGTATGCAGGTAAGTATGATTTCTTAGAATTTGATAGAGGATTACATGGAGGTTTCCATATTTTAAATGTTAGTAACAATGGATCATCTGGTTATGTTATAAGTGGAGATGATATTAATGGTCCTCTTAGTGGAAACAATCCAACGATCACTATAAATGCAGGTGATGAGGTATATTTAAAGCAACCTTCAGGTGGTGCATATTTTTATATGACTGCACTTGATACAGGATCAAATCCAAATAGGTATGGAGGAAACTATTATGATAGGAATAATGGTGTTACATATGGTGTGTATAATCCAACCTTAACAGTTGAGGCAGGTGATTCGGTTCAAGTTGAGATTGGTTATTCAACAAACGCTAACCTAGAACCACTTTATATTAAGACTTCATTCACCAATGGAGTAAATGATCAAGTTTCTTCTGGTGTAACAGGACAGGGTGCTTCTGCTCAAGGTGCTGCTGTTGTATGGGATACTGCTGGAGTATCACCTGGAACATATTATTATTGTTCATCCAACAATTCTAATGTTGGTGGACAGATTAATGTAGTAGCAAAAGGATCAATATATAATCACCCATTGTATATTAAAACCATTGGTAATAGTGCTGGATCTGGAGACCTATGGACTGGGAACCAATTGAATGGTGGTAATGTAAACAATCAAGGTGAGTCACACGGTCATAAAAACGGGTACAGTCATTACATTTATTTTAAAGTACCTTGGAGTGCAAATAATTCAACAATATACTATCAGTGTGGTCAGCATGCTGGCATGTATGGTGAGATTAATATCATAGGTAACCCAGAAATTAATAGACCAGGTGGTTTCGATGATCCTACTCATGGTTTTGGTGGTAAGAATTTATTGTTGACTGGTTTGAATCCTAGAGACCTTGATGGATACATTGCAGGATGGAATAAACAAACTAACAAAGGTAGGAGATGGGATCAAGATGATCACATCATTAGTTTGAATGGTGTAGTTAATTTTCCTAGAAGTAATACATACTTTGGACCTCCTGTACCATAAGGTCTATAAATAACTCACTTAGTGTAATATTATGGCTACAAAAAAAGACGAACCATTAGTAGATACTCTAGAAGATCCTACTGATACAAAGGAGAAGAAGAAAGGTTTATTTGCTAAGGCAAAGGACGCAATTCTTCCTGACCCTGAGGAGCAAGCAGCAATCATCAGTACAATGGTGAGAATCACAGTGCTGGCCTGGTCTGGAGGGATCTTAACTTTAAACTATGTTGCCATACCTGGCGTTCCTCAACAGAAAATAGATCCGACATTTATAGCTTCAGTTTTTACAGGAGTTTTGGCAAGCTTCGGAATTCAGACA